TGGCGCGGTCATGCCTCCTTCGCCGCGCCGATCTTAGTGTTGAACAACGCGGCGAGCTGCTGCACCGCGCCCGTCAACAACGCCAGCACCACCATCGGATCGATGATGAATGGCTTGCCGTCAGCGTCGAGACCGACGCTACCCGGAAGTAGTTCATGCAGCTCCTCGGCAAGAAACCCTGTCGGTTTGAGCGTGTCGTCATCCTTGTAGCGGAACTGGTGCAGGTTGATATGACGCACAGTGCCCAGGCAATCCAGTGTGGCGGGCTGGATGTCCCGCTTCAGCTCCTGCGCGCTCGGCGGCACCAGCGACCCGACCGCCCCGCCGTTCATGTAGCCGTAGATACTCGCACCTTGCTGCGCAAAAGCGAACGCGTTGCTGCCGTGGAAGCTGGTGTAGATACTGCCGTTACCGCCGGTGTCGATCGACGTCGCCGTGGCCAGGAGGCCGTTGACCGTCAGGGTGCTGTTGAACAGCACCGCGCCGTCCACCCCGAGAATGCCGGTGATATGACCGCCGCCCAGCGGCAAGAACGCGCCACTCACCCAGTTGGTCGACGCGACGTCGAACTGATAGCCATTGTCAATGTAGAGGTTCAGATTGCCGTTCCAGCCGAATGCGAAATTATGCCCCCCGAACGGAGAGTAGTTCACGCCGGCGGAACCGACGCTGATGTTCCCGCTCACGGTGAGCTGGCCGCTGGCGGCGAGAGACATCAAGCTGCCACTCGGACCATTCCAGGAGCGTGCGCCGTTGGTGCCGCTCCAGACGTCATACCAGTTGGCACGATACTGCTGGATCTTGTCGCCGTTGCTGTTGGCGAGAAGCTGCCATTCCCAGTTGTTGAAGCTGTTCGGCGAAAAAACGGAAGACGCGTAGAGCCCGTTCGCCTGCAGATTGGAATTCACCACCACGCCGCCGTTGATCGTCCCCCCGCTCAGAGGGAGAAACCGATCCACGTATTGCTTCGTCGCCGCACCCAAGGGTGTGCCGGGGTCACCCGACAGAGTAAGCGGCCCGGTCATCGTGCCGCCGGTGCGCGACAGCGCGTTCTGAGCAATGGTGAGCGCGTTGGAGGCATTGGTGCCGATGTTGTCGGCATACCGCTTCGTCACCGCGTCGAACATGCCGGAGGGATCAAGGGCGAGCGTGAGCAGGCCCGTCATGGTGCCCCCGGACATGGGCAGGAACGGACCCGATACGGGCGTGATCGCGTCCACATAGGCTTTGGTCGCCGCCGTCAGCGGACCATCCAGCGTGGTCGGCGTGTGGTCGAGCACCAGCGCGCCGGTCATCGTGCCGCCGGCTTCCGGCAGCCAGGGCGCGCCGGTCAGCTTGGCGTCGTCGGTGTCGAGCTTGTTCGACCACATGCTCGACCACTCGACCGCACTCGGCACATAGCCCGGCGCCCAGTCGGGTGTGAAGGAAGGACCGATCGGAAAGGTTCCGCTCATGACTGCCCCTAACTCTGGATCGAAAGCAGCTGACTGATTGCTTTGTTCATCAGCGTGGTGGCGCGGCCGTCGTTGGCCCAGGTGTCCTCACGGAGTTCTTGCCGCCCGACCAGGTAGTAGACGAACGCATCGTAGACACTGAGGTCGAGCGGGAAGGCGGTCTTCATATCCACCGCGGCGGCGTATCGAGGCAGCGGCCTTCGCAGACCCAGCGGCAGCAGGAGATCGGGTCGCTTGGCCCGCACCTCGGTGAAGAACCCGTTGATCGACTCGAACATCTCGTCGTCGCTGTATCGGAGTGCCGAGCCGCTCGTGGGCAGCTTGTCCTGCAACATAGTGCGCGCCTCGAGAATCACGTCGCCCCAAGTGCGCGCGCTAGTTATCGGCATACGATCCTCCCAGCCGGATCACGCAGGTCGCACCGGGGAAGCCGTCGAGGTCGCGTATGATCTCGGGACGCCTCCCGGCCTCGAACAACAGCAAGAGATCCTGACGCAGCTCCGGGTCCTGATCGATCCGCCGCTCGAGGAAATCCGCGGTCGCTGCCAGCATGCGATCGACCGCGTTCACCGGCGATGGCCTCCCGAAGCCCCCTTGTTCGGTATTCGCCCTTTGTTCACCTGATCGAGCGTGTGTTTCCCGAGTTTTTTCACGGCGGATTTACGCACCACGTATTCGCCCTTTTGCGCCGCGATCACGCCGTCTTCACGGCCGATCTTCGGGCCGTAGGTCTTGCGAATGGGTCCGCCCTTGCGGGCGCCGGCGGTCGGGTTGCCGGGACCGGAGCCCCCGGTGAGCGAGCTGTCGGCGGGCGTCGAGTCGCCGCCGGACCCTTTCATCAGGGACTTCACGGAGTTCGCCATGTTGATCGCGTTCTTGGTCGTGTCGAAGCCCTGGTTGATGAGCTTCGACATGTAGTTCGGATCGACCGCGCTCGAGGAGACCTGGCCGCCGCCCTGGTAGCGGCGCACCGGCTTGGTCGTCCGCTTAGCCACGCTTCATCGCCCGTGCTCCGGCGCGGTCCTCCTTCTTGTCGCGGTCAGACTTCTCGTAGCGTGCCAGGTCCGCCTTGGAGACCTTGCCGCCGCCGCGGAACATCGAGGGGGCGCCCGCGCCGGCACCCATACCCGCACCCATGCCGCCAGCGCCGCCCCCAGGAGGCGCTGGCGGTGCTGGCGGCACAGGAGGTGTGGGAGGAGCGGCGGCGCGTGCGCCCCGCCTGGCCCCCTCCCTGGCCCCCGCTTTCGCCCCTTTGGCAGCCCCCTTGGCAGCACCTTTCGCGGCACCTTTTGCGATCGGGAATGGAGACTTTGCCATGGGCGTCACTCCTCTTGGCTTTGTTGGCCTTCCCTACCGTAGGGCGTTAACCGCGAACCGCATAGAGTTCGGTGAGCGCGATGCCGTCCAGCACCTTCGAGCCGAACACCTGCAGCCCCCTCATCAGCGTCGAGAACGAACGCTCGGATCGCAGGGTCTCCATCTTGGTGATCTGCGAGGCGAACGTGAGCCCGTGCGGGTGACCGGCGAAGATCCGAAACGCGGTCGCCGAGCCCTCGGTCGCGGTCGGCAGCAGGTTCGACGAATAGAGCGTGAACCGATCGATCATGCCCAGGCGGCCGTTGCGCGTCATCGATACGCCGTCGCCCGAGATCGAGGCGTTACGCAGGTCGGACTTCTTGATCAGCGCGGCCACCCATGGCGGGATCACCAGCCAGCGCCCCGTCTCGGGGATGTTTTGTTCATCCAGCACGTTGCCCAGATCGACGATCGCATCGACGATATTCAAAGGCGTCACCGCCAGCGGCGCGCCGGTGGTGCCGAGGTTGATGTTCTGGCTGATCTTGCCGGCGCCGGTGCCCTTGTTGGCCGTCACGATACCGGCGTCGATGATGCCCAACACCGTGGTGTCGATCGTTATTTTTAGTTGTTCCCAACTAGTCGAAGCTGCTTGTCAGGCAGCGACCACCAGTTCCGACTGTCGCTTCATCCGAAGTTCGGGATCGACCACGTTGTTGCGCCGTGAAGGCTGGCTGGTCGCATAGTAGCGCTTCATCTGCCAGCAGTTCCTGCACATCCCCTTGGCGTAGAGCGCCACGCTCTCGCAGCAGCGGCACGTCTGGCCAACTGCATGCTGGTAGCGGACACCCGGCGCCGGTCGGAGATCGCGCACCTGCGCAAGCTCGGCCGATACATCGACTTCAGATGCTAGGTCATTCAGTCTGTGCGGGCGGGCCTTCATGACCTTGAGCGTATCCGCGATCCTCTCGCCATCGCGGAAATGACCCATCTCCGCGCAGCCGAGGATGAAATACGCCTGCTCCTTCTTGAGCACGAGGTGCTGAGCGAAGAACTCAAAGAACGCCTTCGTCTTAGCGGCGTCAGCCTTCAGCTCCCAGCGCCAGCAATTACCAGTGTCACCGCGCACTCGCAGCACACCGCCAAACGCCTTCTGCACCAGCTCAATCCCATCCTTCTCGGTGCCGTCGGTATCGATGCTGAACTGCACTGAGGCCGAACCACCATTGCGGTTCACGCCAGAATAGATGCAGCCGTCAGCGTCGAAGTAACCGGCAAGCCACTTCCGCGTAGGATGGACGGGCACGCTGTCGGTCCCGACCCGCTCGGTGAACCCAAGTTCACGCAAGAGACGGTTGGCCCGAGAGCGCTTGGTCACGAGATACGGCTTCAGGCGGCATAGCACATCAACCGCGCGCTGACCGGTATAGACCAACCGGCGAGCCTCAGTCGTCGTGCCGCGGCGCTTACCCTTACGAATGTGCAAGCCCCCGCCTGGCAGCCACTGCGAGATCAGTTCGATGACGCCGTCGTTGACGAGCTTCTGGTGAAATTCCAGCCACAAGTACTTGTCCCGGGCCACGGTGATGCTGCCATCGCCGTCCAGGAAGCCCGCTACGTATTTGTCACTCAGAACCGACACTCGGCTTAGCCCTTCCCTCTGGTTCCCTAACTATAACATTCCGGGTCCCAGTTGTCTAGACCTAGTATTACGCTGCCAAACGAATAGCAGCGTCGTCAGACCACATGGAGAGCATATTGATATCGCTCTGCACCTCCATGACGTCATCCAAAGCTTCATTGAAGTAGAAAGCATAGTCGATCGTAAGATCGACAATATTACTAGACGGGCGTTCGATCAACAAATCCTGGTTGACTTGATACGCCCGTATGGTAATAGTCGGCTTAGTCCTAATATGGACTGTATCGCCCATATTCTTGATCTCACCTTCATAGTCGGTGTTTGCTATTGCGGAAAGAACGGTAGCATTATAGAATTTTTCTATAAGCTTACCGCTCCATATTTCCGGAATAAATGTCCCATGATACGCAGGCGTCTGATTAGCCCCCGCCCAGGGGGTCGTGGCAATCGTGATTGCCATGGCGCTATGTGCTCCTTGCACGCATTGGTCATTGACGAACGCGCCCTTCGCCAGCGGCGAGGAAGATATCCCGCTCGATCGCATCGGCATCTGCCTCGCGACCGGCGAAACGTCCTGCTGTCTTGTGGCGATAGAACGCTGCGATATCCGCATTCGTCCACATGCGCCTATCGGGAGCGCCGGGTGCCGGCGGTGCGGCCTGCTGGCCGCGCCCCGGAACCGCCAGATCGGCCAGGGGCAACCGCTCCGCGACCGGAGGCTGGGCGCCCCCGTTCGTCTGGATTGGCCGTGTCCCTAGGCCAGAGGCCGGCGTCACCGCGGTTTGCTCTGCCTGGTATGCACGGAAGAAAGCGATGGTGCGCGGGGCGTCCCCGGCACCGTAGGCATCATTGAGCAGGAGCTGTCGCTTCTGCCCAGTGAACGGGTCCGTCTGATCCAGCCATAGAATGAACTTCGGATCGACGTTGATCTGTCTCCAACCTGAGACAGCACGGTCTAACTGGTTCTCCACCCCCTGGCCCGCGGTGTGGCGCGCCAGCTGCGCACCGCTGCTCTCCACCTGCGAGAGGCGTCTTTCATAGTCGGCGAACTTGTTGTTCAGATGCGCCTCGGCCCAGCGCTGGCTGGCCGTGATCAGATCCTGGCCGTAGGCGTCTACGTCTTCCTGCGGCACCACGGGTGCGGCGCGCTGGACCTCGGTGGAACGCGCCTCGGCGCGCTGCATCGAGGCGATCAGGTCTTGCAGCGAGCGGATCTGGCCCCTGAGTTCGGGCAGCTCCGAATTGTATTTGCCCTGCAGCGTGCGGTAGTTCTGCTCCCAGTCCGCGGGCGGTGGCGATGCAGGTGCGGGTGAAATATCCACCGGCGCGGGCGCTGCCTCATTCGGCGGGATTTGCTCTAGCTCCTGGCCGTTCCCTACCGTAGGGCTCTCAGGAGGCGCCGAAGCACCCCCCGTATCGTCCACAACGGGCTCGAGGCCGGCGGCCTCGCGGGCTTCGGCGTCCGCCTGGCGCGCCAGCTCGTCGGCACGCGCGGATGCCTGGCGCACCGCCAAAGGCAGCGGAGGAGCCCAGGTCTCGGTGCGGGTCTCAGACACCGGCGGTCTCCGCTACCCTGCCCCGCCTGGCTGCGGCGCCGATGGTCGGCGGCAGCGGCGCCGCCAGCTGGCTCGGCTTCACGTCCTGATAGGCAGCCTCCAGCGCCTCGTAGAGTTCCCACACGCCGTGGGCGTGCGAGGTCTGCGCGATGCGCTGCTCGACCGGGGAAGCCACCGAGGCGATCACCCGCTTCAGCGCGACCTGGCCGAGCGTCTCGATCAGCCGGCCCATATGCGAGCTGTCCTTCAGCTCGTGAACCGCCGCGATCCCCTCGTTGGTGATGTTGATCGCCAAGACCTACTCCGTATCGAAGTTGTTCATCGCGTAGCCGCCGCCCTTCGGCGTGGGGCCGGCCTGACCTGTTTTCCCCGGGCCCAGGCCGCCGCGGATGCGGCGCATCTGGCCGGTGCCGCCGCGGATCTGGCCGAGGCCGGCGTGACCCGCCGCGTTCGTGGCCGATTTCGGCAGCGAGGCACCGCCGGTGAGACCGCTCAGCGCGTCATGGCCCTTGCCGTACTGGCCGACCGCGCGTGACGACGGTGCACCCGAGGCGAGCGTGCTGCGGTTGCCGGCATGCGGAGAGACCAGGTCCTGCTGGTGGGAGTTCTTGCCGCCCAGCGGGCCCTTGGTGGCGCCCGAGCCGCCGACCACGCCGCCGATCGAATTGTGGCCCACGCCCGACGGGCTGGGCATCCCGAACGGCGAGGTGACGGAGCTGAAACCACCCCCCGACGGCGCGCCGCCCGGGTTCGCGCCCGGGCTCAGCATCGGGAACGCCATCAGTCGCAACTCCCGCAGCCGTTGATGCCGTAGGTAGACGCCTTCATGTGCATCGGATTCCAGTTCTCCATCCTGGGCTTGGCACCCTCCTTGCCCTTCTTGGCGTAATCGCGCGGGCTGCCGGTCGGCCCCGAATTGCCCCCCGTAGAGCTGCCGCCCTTCAGCATCGGCAGGTCGCGCTCCTCGATCCCCTTGTTGTCGAGTGCGCGGGCGCCCTTCGAGTAGTCCTGACGCTGTGAGCTATCCGACACCGGCCGGTCCTCCTTGCTGGAACATGTTCAGTCTGGGTCCACCGCCGCCGCCTGGCGGACCCTTGGGCGAGCCCATGCCGCCGGGGGCGCCACCCCCGGCACCCCCCGGGCCCATGCCGCCGCCGGGGCCCCCACCGGGACCCATCGAGCCCTGCACTCCCATCGCCGGCATGCCGGACTGACCCTTCATCGCGGGTGGCGAGCCCCCGCCTCCCCCTGGGCCCTTGCCGCCCTGCTGGTTCGCGGGATGATTGGGCGAGGTCTGCGACGGCGCGCCGCCCTGGCCCTCGGCATGAGCCTGCAGCGCCGCCCCCATCATCTGAAGTTGTTTTTGCGCATTGATCTGCGCCTGCAGGGTCTGGTCGTCGGGCACGATATCGTCGGGCAGGCCCGAGCCCTTGATGATCGCACGAAGCAATCTCGCCCTGCCCAGCTCGCCGATGATCTGGGCATCGATCGGATTGGCGGTGAGCTGCAGGAATTGCAGCTGCTCGTTCTTTTGTTTCGCCTGCTGGATCGTCACCTGCGAGCCGAGCACGGTGATCTGCTCCTCGCCGGTGAGAATGCTTCCCGGCTCCGAGGTGAGCATGATCATGTCGTAAAGCTCGGTGAGCAGCGGCCTTAATATGTCGGTGTCCACGTTTGCCGCGACCGTCTGTAATACCTTCTCGGCATTGCCCATGAGCATGTTAAGACCTGACGCGGTGCGTCCGGCGCCCCCCGAGAGCGACTCCCCTGTCATGTAGCGGGGGATGCCGGACTGCTCGTCGGCCATGGTGTTCATGGCATTGATGACCAGCAACAGCTCCTGGGTGTTGGCCTGCGGCTGGAAGAAAGAAATCGGCTCGCGCTGGTTGCCCAGCGGATCGCCCTGTACGTGCCAGCGTTTCCATGGGTATAACTCGTCCGAGTGCTCGGTCGGTGCCACCATCTCGTCATTGATGACAACCTGGGGCCCCGAGCTGATCGAGAGGTTGTTGACCAACGACCGATAGGTGGCGTTGGAAACTTCCTGGATATCCTCGAGGATGTCAGGCAGCGCGTGGCCCGAGACGGTGCCAGGGATCTTCTCGAACGACGTCAGGTAATAGGGATGTCGCTGGCGCGGCGAAGGGTTGATGATAGTCTTCAGTGTATGCGCGCCCACCACCCACGACTGAACCTTGTAATCGCGGTCGAGGTCCGGGATCAGGCGGCGGTCGATGCCCTGATCGAGCAGCAGGCGCCCCTGCATGTTGCCGTGGAACTCAAGCCCCTCGATGTATTGGCTCCGATTGAGCGACGGGTCCTCTCGACCTTCGTTGATCGCCTGCTCCGGATCGGGATAGTCGAGCCACTCACGCAGCCCGGCAGCGTAGTCTTCAAGGGCACCGCGGACTGCCGCCTCGTTGTACCCGGGGAGACCGATGAGATCGTTGAGATCAGTGCGTGTGTAGCGCTTGCGCTCAATGATGTCGGCGTCGAGGATGTTTGACGCGCCGGGCGACCAGTAGAGCTGAAACGGATTGACCCGCTCCCAGGTCATGGTCGGCTGCGACAGCACGATCGGGCGGTTCTGCACCCACGACATGCGCGGGATCAGCCTCACCACGGGGCCCTTCAGGACCGCATACGGGAACAGCGGCAGGTCTAGAAGAAACTCGCCGAGCGCCTGATAGAACCCGCCCTCCTGCAGGATATCATCGACCTTGTCGGATGCGGCGTCGGCTTGGAGCTGCGCATTGCGCAACGCGGCCGCCTGCGCGCCGTGCAGCAGGCTCACGTAGCGCATGTGAACCTGGTTTTCCTCGGTCATCTGGCCCGCCGCCTCGTTGGTGTTCACCTCCGAGGCGATCAGCTGCATAATGTTGGCGCGCACTTCGGGCGGTATCGGCGGATCCGACTGCGGCTCGATCGCCCAGGGACGATCTGGCCCGAGGTAGACGTCGCGCAAAAGCGACGTCGCACCCCGGGCCTTCGTCGCCACCAGGCGCGAATAAACCTCGGAACCGCCGAACGCCTGGATCTGATCCAGTTTCTCGCTGTCGTATTTACCCTCGAACATCCGCTGCACCCGCAGCAGACGGTGGTTCATCGCGTTGGCGCCGAGATTCCGGTGGTTGCGGAAGATCATCCACTGCTGGCGGATCCAGGCGCCGATATCGGGCGGTTGTTGAGCCGACCGAGATCGCCGCGCTGCGCTCGCGACGGCGCGGGCCTCGGCGTCGCGCTGGTCGAGCTGTGCAGGGGAGACAACCCGCAGAAAACCCTGATCCGCCCCGCCGGACCGGGCCGAGGCGGGCGGGGACGAGGTGCTGAGACCGGCCTGGGCGATCGGCACGCGCCTGAGATTCTCCCTACGGTAGGGAGACACTAGCGGGGAAACACGGTTTCGTGCAACCTCCTGGGGTATGAGCGGTCAAGCCCTGCCCATGCTGCCCGTGCTGCCAGACCAGCCGGACATGAATTCGCTGACCCTGCAGGCGTTCTGCAACGACGTCGCACGCCAGATCCACACACCCGGAGAGCTTGCCCGGCGCTATGGGTTTGCCTCGCCGCGGGCCGCCCGCGACTGGATCGACAAGCGTCCGCCGGTGCACCAGATGATCAAGACGATCCGCGCGATCTGGGAGAGCGAGGACAACGTCGAGAACCGGATCCGGGCCTATGCCCACCACGCGCTCCTCGAGGCGGCGCCCTCCAACGCCCAGATCATGCTGGATCCGAGCATCCATCCGACGGTGCGGATCGATGCGATGAAGGAGACCGCGAAGATCGCCGGGCTGACCGGCGCGCCGGGCCTGGTGCGCAACAAGGACGGCACCATCAGCGCCCCGGGTGCGGCGCCGTTCGCGGTGAACATCATCTTCCAGAATGCCGGCCACACGGAGAGCTTCACCGCCGCGCGCCAGGACAAGGAGCCGGTCGAGATCGAGGGCGAGGCGGTCTAGTATGTTGTCCTTCCGCAACTACGAAGGACAGCAGATGCCGTTCAAAGACAAAGAAAAAGCGCGGACCTACGCCAACGCGCGGGCTCGAGCCTACTACGCAGCAAACAAGGAAAAGCGGCAGGCTAAAGCCCGAGCCGAATATTGGGCCGACCCGGAACGAGCAAGAGCGAACGCCGCGGCGTGGAAGGCAGCCAATCCGGAACGTAAGCGAGGGCACACTCGCAAATACAACCTATCGAAATACGGGATCACGCCAGAAGAATATGACACCCTGGTCGAACGTGAAAACGGTGTTTGCGCCATCTGCGGCTCGCCTCCGTCCGAAAGTCGGGCCCTCGACGTCGACCACGGTCCGAATAAGCAATTCGTCCGCGGTTTGCTCTGCAACCCCTGCAATCGAGGGCTGGCCTCCTTTCGGGACAACCCCAGGCACTTAGCTGCCGCAGTTGTCTATCTCATGGAGCGGCAATGCCCCTCCTGAATTATACGCCGCCTAAGACAATCGAAGCCTTCATGCACGATAGCTCGCTCGTGCGCGTGCTGATCGGACCTGTTGGCTCGGGCAAGTCGATGGGCTGTATTTTCGAGCTGCTGCGGCGCGCCCGGATGCAGACCCCCGACCATGACGGCACCCGCCGCACCCGCATGGTCTGCGTGCGTAACACCATGGGGCAGCTGCGCCAGACGGTCTTGGTCGACGTGCAGCAATATTTGGGGCCCATGGTGCGGTTCTTCGTGACCGACTCGGTGATCCAGATCCGCGCCGGCCTCGGCGACGGCACGTCCATCCATTCCGACTGGCTGCTGATGCCGCTGGATACCAAGGCCGACGTCCAGCGGCTCTTGTCCACCCAGCTAACGATGGCCTGGGTCAACGAGGTGCGCGAGGTGCCGATCGATATTATTTCAGCGCTGATCGGCCGCCTCGGAAGATTTCCGCCCAAGCTGTCGGGCGGCCCCTCCTTCTTCGGCGCGATCGCCGATTCCAATCCCTGGGACACCGACAGCCCCTATCACGAGCGGCTGGTGCTCAACCCGGAGCCGAACTGGAAGCTGTTTCACCAGCCCTCGGGGATCGGCCCCTACGCCGAGAACCTCGAGAACCTGCCGCCCAACTACTATGAAAATCTCATGTCGGACCGCGATGATGGCTGGTCCGACATCCATGTGCGGAGCCAGTGGGGCTCCTCGAACGCCGGCCAGGCGGTGTATCGCCGGTCGTTCGATGCCAACACGCACGTATGTGACATGCAGGCGGTGATCAACCCGCACCGGCCGGTGGCGATCGGGTTTGACTTCGGGCGCACCCCCACGGCGCTGATCGGCCAGGTGGACACGTTCGGTAGCTTGCTCGTGTTCGAGGAGGTGGTCACCGAGGACATGGGCCTGCATCAGATGCTCCAGGAGCGGCTGAAGCCCAAGCTGATGACCGAGCCCTACGTAGGGAAACGGGTGTTCGTGGTCGCCGACCCGGCGGGGAAACAAAAGAGCCAGCTCTCCGAGGAGAACGCGTTCGATGTGCTCCGCGCCAACGGTTTATTGGCTTATCCGGCGGCGACCAACGACATCCCGCCCAGATTGCTGGCAGTAGAAAAAATGCTGCGCCAGACGATCATGGGCGAGCCCGCGATCCAGATCTCGCGTCTTGGATGCCCGAACCTGGTACGCGCGCTCGGCTCGCAATACCGCTACCGCCGCAAGCGCGACGGCCAGCTCGAGGACGTGCCCGAGAAGAACCACCCAGCCTCTGACTGCGCCGACTGCCTGGGCTATCTCTGCCTATCAGTCAGCGCCGATCTATCGGCAAGGGTGATCGCGCGCATGCAGCCGCGCCCGACCCGGCCGCAATTCACCGCGGCGGCCTGGACATGAGCGATTATCCGGAGCGGCCGGGCTTCGAGCGGGGCTCGGACACCAGCGAAGATGCCGCCGACAGTCTAACCGAGGGTGCGCTGCAGAAGCTGCGACTGCAGGTCTACCAGTATGTGCGCGCGCAAGCCCGCTTCGGCACGACCTGCGACGAGCTGGAGGTCGCCAGCGGCCTGCGCCATCAGACCGCTAGCGCGCGGCTGCGCGAGCTGGAGCTATACGGCTGGATCATCAAGTCGATGTATCGCCGCCCCACCCGCTCGGGCCGCATGGCGCGGGTTTACTATATGCCTGGGGTGCAGCCAATTCTCACGACAGTCGTGGCCGCAAGCGGCTGATAACGCTACGATCGCGTTTCGAGATGAACCGAAATCGCGGGTTTGATTTCGCTACTCGGTGGGTTTGAATATGGCAGTCCGGGTAACGCGTGGTAAGCGGATTTGCCGTGGATGCTGCGGTGCACACTATTCCGTCCGATAATGCGCTTTTGCGGACGTTATGGCCGGATGTAGACCTCGCCGGCCGGCACCAGTCGCCCATGCTCGTCGTAGTCGTGGCCCTGGCTCACGCGGCGGTTCGACGGTTGGTGGCGGATCCAGCCGGCGGGCTCGCCGGTGCCGTCCCACTCGGTGAGCGCCCAGGCCGCCGCGACCATGTGGGGGTAGGTCCAGCGGTCGGCGATGGTGACGGTGTCGCCGAGCGCCCCGGCGCAGATCGCGCAGCCCATATCGAAATGCTGCATCAGCCCCGCCCAGCGGCCGCCCGCGATGACGCGCGGAGAGACGAAGTTGTTCTCGCTCAGCCAGATCAGGAAGTCGTCGTTGTTCATCCCTGCTCCACCACGACTTTCCCCGATACTACCAGCTTCACCGGCACGCCGGCAGGCCAGGACAGGCTCACCGTGGTTATCTCCGGCTCAGGCTCTGGGGGCGGCTCCGGCGGTATCGGCACCGGCCCCATCTCGCCATACCACTCAGTCGCCAGCTGATCGACGCCTGATCCCGCGTAGGTATTGAGGTCGACATCGCCGGTGATGCCCGGGATGCTGCCGGTCCAGCTGTATTGCCACAGCCAGTAGCTGTCCCAGCCCGGCGGCAGCACGGCCTGCGGACCGATCTGGGTCAGCCACAGGCGGCAGTTCGGCAGCGGGCCGGGGTTGGCGCCCTTCACAGCGAGCGCCTCTTTGAGCGTGTTGCCCGAGTAAAGCACCGGCCACACGCCGGTCTGCGCCTGCACCTTGGAGACGAAATCGCGCGCCTGGCCCAGCAACATCTGGCTATCGGCATTATCCTCCCAGTCCAGAGCTAGCAGCTCATTGGGCTGCCAGCCGGCGAGGAAGTTCTTGACCTGAGCATCGACGTTGGACCCGTCGCCGAAGTGATAGCGCCCCACGAGCAAACCGGCGGCAGACGCCGCGGCGCAACGCGAGACGTAGGTAGGATCCTTGTAGGACGTACCCTGGGAAACTTTCTGGATCACGCCGGCAATGCCGGAATATCTAACCGACGTGAATGACGTAACGGTGTTGTGGTGCGAGAGGTCGATCACGAGTGGCTCTGGCATGACACCTCACCAGGTTGCGAATTTCAGCGCCGCACTCTGCATCGCGTAGCCGGCGCGCTGCTCGTTGGCCGGCAACGGCGCCTGCTTCCACGCCACGACCAGCCCGCCCACGCCGACGCCCAGGATCGGCGGCACCGACACCATGCACATGCGATGGTAGCCCTTCGCCAGAAACACCTTGGCTTCTTCGTTGATGGCGGTGCTGCTGTCGAAACACACAACCTCGTTGGCCAGGAACCGCACCAGCAGCGGCATCGAGGAAGCTGGCTGCAGCGCCTGCTGCGGACCCTGGATGGGCACCCAGCGGTTGCCGTCGGTGTCGATGCCCACCAGGTCGGTCATCAGGTTGTCCACCAGGTCCACCGACACCAGCAGCGCCATATCGCCGCGGGTCTGGCGCAGCAGGTTGGCCGCGCCTTCGATGAACGCCTGCTCGTCAATCACCGCGCGCTGGTTGGCCCGGGTCAGGATCACATCGGCGATGCGCGCACGCTCAGTCCAGACGATCCACCCGGCACCGCAGACGATGATGGCGATGAGCACGAAGCCGGCTTTCCAGGGCGAGCTGGCATAGGCCAGCAACCGGTCCAGCACGCCGGCCGCGGAGAGCTTCTCCT